TGAAAGATGCTACAGGATATTTTGTAAGATATACTCCTAGTGCCACAAGTCTTGTTGGATTGTATGGTAAGAAAGTAGAAGGAAGTAATCTTGGTAATCATTCAAGAAGTATAGATGTGAGACACTCTCACACCAGCAATGTAACTGTTTGGGGACAGCAGGTTGCTCCAAACAAGTGGGTAAGAATAAAACAAGAATCCTTCACTGCTCCTAATGAATTTGCAGCAATTTCTGCCGATGTTCCTGGAGTAGCATTAGATCTAAGAAATTACAAGATAGAGTTAGGAAGCAAGGCTACCGATTGGACACCAAATATTGAGGAATTTTCAACTGCTACAAGTTCCAGAAAGATAGATGAAGTATTTACTATCAGTCAGGAGGGAATTGAAGCATCTCGAGTTGGAACTGATGTTGTATTTACAGGAGTTCCATATGCTAAAGATATAGCAGTAATATTAGAGTTTTATTTAATATTCGCTGACGGAGTAGCAACAAAGGTTGAAAATGCTCAGATTACTAATGACGGAGGTATTAAATTCCCTGCTACTTTAGCAGCGAGAGATATAGTTAAGAAGTTTTACCTTAAAGCACTAATTAAATAAGTATGATTACAATTAAATCTAACAAAGAGTTATTCTTTGGACAAGCAAAAGTGGGCTATGTAAGAATGGCTATAGATACTATAACAAATAGACCTTCTGAAAGGACCTATGAGCTTAAAATTATAGACACCTGTTTTAAGATAGAGCAGGAGGAAATACCTACATATAACGAGGCTACAAGCACCTATGAAAAAAAGACTGCTATGGTGGAAGTCCCTATAGCTAGGAAGGAGAGATATGTGATATATAATTACGATACTATAGAGGGATTAGCAAAAGTTCTAAATTTAAAAAGATCTGATTTTGATGGTGAGATTAAGTATATAAATGAACTTTTCAGACAGGGGCTTCTTCTTACTACTAAGAAAGAGTGTCAAGATAGTTTATCAGGTATTGTAGGTAAAGGTATGTATTTGAGTGAAGTTCAAGATTGGGAAATTGAGAACTACGATAATAACTAATAATTAATAATATCTTATGTCTCTACTTTAATAGTGGAGGCATAGGATTTTATAAAATAAGGTAATTATGATATATTCATTAAGTAACATTAATAATTATCAGACTGAACTTTCAATTATAAAGAAAAGCAGAGTAATGGGAGCTAATAAAAAAACTATTTACAGTTTATTAGAGACCATATACATAGAATTATCTAATGGAGATATTATTACTATTCCAGCAGGTTTTAGGTGGGACGGATCAAGCACACCGAGATTATTTTGGAATATTGTTCCTCCTGAAGGAGATTTTGAACTTGGAGCATTAATTCATGATTATTTATATGAGAATAAAAAGAATTTTTCATATAGTAGAAAATTCGTGGATAAAGAAATGCTGCTGTGGTCAAAACAAGTTAGTGGAACAAATAAAACTTCAATAAGAAACATCGACAACTATATTAGATATTATGCAGTAAGGATATTTGGAGGATTAGTTTGGAAGAATATAATAAAGATAAAATAAGAGTAAGATGTTGTATAGTTACATGTTAAAAGTTTTACATAACTACTTCTTTGGTTCATATACTACTAAAGCAGTAGCAACAGTGCAAATTAGTGCCACTACTGCCGTAGGATTAACACTATTTGAGAGGTTTTCAGCTTGGTATATATCTAACCAAGTGTTTATGATATATGTGTTTGTAGCACTTATGTTAGACCATTTACTAGGCACTTATGTACATTTATTTATAAAGAGAGATTTTACTATACGGCAGAACTTAGAGGGGTTTCTTAAAAAGGGGTTTGCTATTGTAGCAGGATACATTCTTTTTGAGATGATACATCAGATAGTACAAGAAGTAGATTTCATATCAATATATTTTAAAGTATTACTACAAATAATGGTAATATTATACCCTGCGGGTAGTGCAATGGTTAATCTATCTATAATTACTGATGGAGTGTTTCCACCTATAGGTTGGATGAAAAAGTTGAAAAACTTTAATGAGAATGTAAATTTACATGAGTTTAGCACCAAAAAAGATATTAGTAATGAAAGTTATGAAGAGCCTAATAGTATTGATAATACTGAGTAATTTATTTTTTAACTCCTGCCGAACTGTAAGAAAGAATAAGGTAGAGGAGAAAGAAGTCACAGTAGAAGAAGTTAAGAAAGATTCTACGATAGTTAAAGACACTATTAAGGAAAAAGTTGTTAAAGAGGAAACTAAAGTAGAGAAAGTCACTAATGAGAAGCAGAATACAGGAGAGGTAGAGGTGACTGGAACTACTGATGCTAGTAATCCATTTGAGTTATATAATATACAGAACGGAGATACTTTGTCTGTAACTAAGATAACAGGTAACGCCGAGTTTATTATTAAGACCAAATGGAAGGATAATAATAGTAATATAAAAGAGGAAACTTCATTAGTAAAATTAGATAAGGTGGCGGAAGTATCAAGATATATTGTAAGCGAAGACAATATCAAAAATACTGCTAAGGAAATAAAGAGTATTACTAAGGAGGTCAAGAAGTCAGATATTCCTCTTGGATATTATTCGACAATATTGATAATACTATTACTTATCTATCTTGGATGGAAATTTAGAAAAATAATATTTGCAAAGTTATGAAGACCATATCACAATATATTCAGAGATACGGAATCCCAAATCCAACAGGAAAAGGATATTTAGTAAATATAGATTTACCATATCCAATGAGATTAGCTTGGGATAAGACTAAATCAGTTAATAAAATATCTTGTCATAAAGACATAGCTGATCCACTTAAAAAGGTATTTGCAGATATACTTAAGGAATACGGCTTAGATAAGATAAGAGAATTAGGAATAGACTTGTATGGAGGATGTTTCAATTATCGTAAGATGAGGGGAGGAAATAACTTCTCTGTTCATTCTTGGGGGTTGGCAATAGACTTAGACCCACAGCGAAATAAACTTGCTGAAACATCTAAGACAGCAAGATTTGCTAGACCTGAGTATAAGGCTATGATAGATATTTTTTATAAACACGGATTTAAGTCCTTAGGAAGAGAGAGAAACTTCGATTGGATGCATTTCCAATGGGAAAAGTTTTAAGATATTTGTTTGTTTGTTTTTCTTATTGTTTGTTTTGTAAAGTCTTAATCATTTATTTGGTTAAGGCTTTTTGTGTTTAACCAATTTATTAATATTTTTTTGTGAAAGCAATATTTTTATTATTTTTGGAAATTATGATATTGAAAGATTTTATACATAAATATTCCACAGGAGGAAGTGCTGACCCTATATATGATGCCTTTGTTGCTCGGATGAGTAGGGCAGAAAGTGGCGGTAAGCATACAAATAGTAAGGGAGAACTTATTCAAAACCCTTACGGATCCGCCAAGGGAAAATATCAGATTATTGATAGCACTTGGCGAGGTATAGAAAGACAGTTGGGAAGGAAATTAAATAGATATAGTCTCGAAGACAATGAGACGGCCATGAGAAAACTGTACAGTAACTATGTAGGAGCATTAATGTCAAAAGGAGTTCCTGTTAATAACACTACTTTGTATGCATTACATTTTAAAGGAAATGCTGGGTGGGTTAGAGAAGCTTTAGCAAATCCTAATGCACCTGTAAGTAAATACTTCACACCTAAAGAGATTCAAGATAATAAGGCATATTTAAATGTAGGTACCTTAGGAGAGGTTATGAATAAATTAGATAGAGCCTTGGATAAAAAAGGAGGAGGTAACTATAAGAGTAATGATATGGGAGCTGGGCAGTTTAATTATTCTGGAGGCAGTAATTTATTTGCTAATGATGGTATAAATTCTCAATTACGAAATTTAAATGATCAGATAGCAGGTATTAATTTTAATTCTTTACCTAAAGAAACTCAAGAACAGATTATGAAAGTTAAGGAGGCGGAGTATCAAGAGTCGTTGGAAAATCAAAGACTTGCTGAAGAGAGTAAGATACAGGAGGCCAGAAGAAAGGAGCTTGAGGAGGAAAACAAAAGAATAGAGGCACAATTACTCGCAAAACAGGAAGAAAGACAGAGAGTTATAGATACTTTACCTGTATTAGAATTTGCAGAGAGGAAGAAGGATACCTCTTATAATGATTTATTAAGTAGTTCACAATTTAGTATTAATATATAATGAGTATTAACATAAATACAACAGGATACACTCGGGGGAGTGCTACAGAAAAAAATTCTCATAATTTTATACCATCAAGGTATATTACTATGAAGAATGTAGACAAGCCTTTGACACTTATACCTGTGGTTAATGGAAAACCGCAGTATGATAAAAAAGTGGTAGCCAATCCAGGCGATCCAGATATAGATTTTGGGGAAGAGGTAGAAGGAGTATTAGAGCTTCCTTATGCTCAATCTCAATACGGAATGTTGAACAATCCATTTAATATGGGTATATCACCATTCTCACAAAATGATAATGCTCCTTACACGACAACTCCAGCGGTACAGAACGCAACTGTCCCTAACGGAGGTAATAACTTTGGGGTAAAGGTAAATAATCCAGGCATTCAAAACAATGGATTATTGCTTAATAGTAAGAAATTACAAGATAACGCCAATAAACCATTATTTGGATACTATAAAGGAGAAATAGATGTAAAAGTACCTACTTATGAAGAAATGGCTTTAAAAACATCTAATCCAATTACTGACCCTACCTATGGAATGAAAAAATCTATGGCTGATATTAGTAAAACTAAAAAACAGTCTGACGATTTCTTTAATCAATATGAAGCACCTAAACAGGCACAGGAAGGAGAAGTAGAAGAGCAGGAAGATGAAGACGGATTAGATGTAGGAGAAAGATTTAGATCCGCAGGTAATCCATATGGAGGATGGAATATGGCTAACTCAGCGGCGGCGTTGGGGGCGTTTATTCAGGCTAAAAATCCACTTGGTATCGTGGCGAGTGCAGGTAAACTTCTTACTAGTGGTTTGAGAGCAGGACTATCAGGGTCCGCAGCCATGCGAAGATATAAGGGAGAAAGAGATGCCTATAATAAAGCAATGGTAGAGTCTGTTAGAAATAGAGACCTACAATATGCTCAGAAAGGAGGATTATTATTAGGAGGTAAAGGATATGCAAAAGAAGAAGCAGGCAGGCAAAATATACAACAACCAGGTAAGTTACTGACAGGTAACTTCCTTGAGGGTAACCCAGAGCATCCAAATCCAAATAGTGAATTAGAGAGCGGAGAGTATGTTCAGACGCCAGATGGAAATACTATGGAAATCTTGGGGAACAAACACTCCGAGGGAGGAGAACTGCTTAATCTGCCTCCTAATACAAAAGTAATATCTGATTACTTAAAGATTGGAGCTAAACTTGCTAAATTCTTTAAAGATGAGTTTGGATTAAATGTTACCGCTAAATCTACTTTTGCTACAGTATTAGATAAGTATAAAAAGAAAATAGGCTTTGATGAAATATTAGAAGAGGAGGCAGATTTAATGGAGAAGATAGCTGATCAGGAAGCTGTAAAATATGAATCTACTCGAGAAGTAAACTTACAAGTATTATCTAAGAAGGCTAATGAGTTACAGGCTCAGAAACAGCCATTAGAGGAAAAATTTAATGAATTTACTAACTTAGTATTTGAAAAGCAAGAATCACAAAAGATTCAAGATACTTTAGGAGGTAAATATCAGGAAGGTGGAGAAGTACCGCCAGAGCAGCAACAGTTAATGGATATGATTGCCGCATATGCTCAAATGAATAATCAGGATCCTCAGGAATTAATGAGACAACTTAGTGAAATGTCTGAGGAAGAAAGAAATAATGCCCTAAGACAGATAATGTTATATGTTCAACAAGGTGCACAATCAGAAGTGCAAAATGAACAGCAACCTGCACAACAAGTTATGCAAGGTGGGGGGATGGGAAATCCGCAGCCTCAACCTCAAGAACAAGGGCAAGAAGCAGGTATGACAGATGCAGGGTCACAGTTAGAACAAATAGTGACAAAGTTTGCAGAGGTCACAGGACAGACGCCAGAGGAGGTAGTAAAACAGTTACAACAACTGTCTGATGAGCAGATGCAGCAGGCATTCCAAAAGATGATTCAAATCATTCAACAAGCTGAGCAAGATAAAGGTACAAACATTACAGAGCCGTTATCAGATGAACAAGTAGAGGCAGAAGCCAATGAAGAGTATAAACAAGATACTCCTGTAGAGTCTATGCAATATGGTGGGGTACTTCAAGGACCTAGTAAGGATAGTTATGAAGATCCATATGTAGCAAATGTATTAGTACAAGGTAAATCTATTTTAGGGGCAACAGGAGATGATATTCATAACCCAGGGTCGGCAGACTACATGAAGCAGTTTATTGAGGGTATTAGAAGCTGGGAAGATATAAATGACGAGTATGCTGCCTTGAGAGCTAAGGGGGAAAAGGCATTTGCAAATGCTAAAACTGATAAAGAAAGGTTTGATATAGCTAATCAATGGTTGCAGAGAGATAGACAGAATCTAAATAAAAAGTTTATTGGGGAGGATGCATTAGCATATTCAGGTATGGGACATGCTCCAGTACAAAAGGCACTCCAATATGTTTATGACACCAATAGTCCAGAAGAAAACGCTATATTTAAGCAGGCATTAAAGGAGAGTGGTATTAAAGTAGTAAATGGTAAGATAGTACCTGGAGGATTTTATAAAACAAATGCTTACTATGATGAGAATAATTCATTGAGAAAGTATTTTGATGCTATGGAGAAAAATAATCCTAGTCGTTATAAAAAGGTTGGAGTTACCAATGTTACTGATGGGGTGTGGGATAGAAGATATGAGACTCTTCACCAAATGGAGTTTGAAAATGAGGAAGATAGGGATGCTTACTTTAAAAAGAAAGAATTTGTTAAGTTTAAGACTAATGATGGTAGGGATATTTGGGTAGACCCTTATCAGAGAAATAATTTCATTATAAGTAAGATAAGAAATAAACCTATGGAGCCTCCGAAAGAAGGTGAACCACCAGCACCTGAAGATCCTAAAAACCCTGACCTTAAGGCTAATATAAAGAAGCCAGGAAAGATAAATCAGAATTATACTGATCCTTTCCCACATGCTATACCTGATCAGTCTAATTTACCTCCAATTTACTTACCTACTCGTATGAGACAGATAGGACATGTAGAGGCGAATAAATTAGCAATTTCGCCAGAGGAAAGTTTGAAAGAATTGAATGCTCAAACACAGACTGCTTCAAGAGTATTGGCAGAAGTAAATCCAAATGCATTTGGTGCAGGACAGGCAAACCTACAAGCACAATTAGCGGAAAATTCCAATAAAGCTATTTCTCAGGCAGCTATTGCTAATCAACAAGATGCAAGAAATGTTGATAATATCAATGAAGGTAGAATTAACCAGAGAGATGCTATGAATCTTAATTTAGCAGACAAGTATGAGAGAGAATCTATTGTAGGTAGAAATAACTACTACAATGAGTGGGTAAATTATTGGGATAATGCTAATAGACAAAATGTAGTAAATTGGAATTTACAGAATGAGATAAACGCATATAATGCTATAAATCCTAATTTCCAAATAGGATCTGACGGATCTATTTACCAGACAGATAGAAAAGATAAACTCTATGTTAATGGTTTTAGAACAGGTAAGAACGAGAGGGGAGAGGAAGTGTTGTATGATGAGAATGGTAGAGAGTTGTCAGGAGAGGCAAGAAATAAAGTACTTGCTTCTACATTGGCAACAGGTAAAATACCTACGCCACCTAAGGCAAGTTCTACTCCTAAGAAAAAGAAGGGAGGGCTATTGATGCGTAGATAATAAACAAAGAGTCGGCTGTTTATAAATACATAGGCAGCCGACCTTATTAAAATAATTAATTAGAAACTATGGCTACAGCATATAATCAGGTAATGCAGTACCGAGACCCCGAGAAACTGTCTATTGCAGACAACCTCGGTAAGGCTCAAACATATAAGCAAACAGCATATAATACTAAGTTTGCCGAGATGCAGAAGTTAATAAATACTTACGCAGGGGTAGACTTATTAAGAGATATAGATAAAAACTATTTAGGAGAAAGACTTAATACTCTTGTAGACTATATTAATAATGCTAATGGTCCTATAGATTGGGGACAGAACACTATTTATAATGAGATTGAATCATTTGTAGGGCAAGCATTAGATACTAATGTAATGAGGGCTATATCTTCTACTCAGATGTATAGAAACCATCAAGCAGAAATGGCTGAGTATAAGAAGAATAAACCAGACATGTATTCATTGCAGAATGATTGGTTAGCTACAAGGGATTTAAATAGATACTTAAATTCAAATCAAATTGGAGATATGTACCAACATCAATCATATACTCCTTATTTTGATTATAAGAAAGAGATACTTGCTAATACTAAGTTATTGAAAGACTTTGGGGCAGAAGCGTATATAGATGCTAGTTCTGGAGATATGTATTTTAGGAGAATAGATACTCGAGAAAGGATTTCTCCTGAAAAAGCGGCGGAATTTGTGGATGCTATCATTGGAGATAAAGGGAAGCAGCAAATGGCTATTGATGGTATGTATCATTATAGAAACTATTCTACAGAAGATCTTAGTAAGCAATATAAATCATATTTGAATAATACCGCTAAGGGATATGAGGATAGTATAAAAGCCTACAAAGCATTATTAGCATCAGTGCCTAAGGAACAAAGAGAGCAGTATGAAAGTCAGATAAAGTATTTACAAGATGCAGCTACTCAGTATAAGAATGCAGCCACTCAAAACTACGATAGGGATACTATGGCATCTGATCTTCATTCGAGAAGTATTAGAGGTACTTGGGGTAAATTACTTTCTTATGATAAGCTTACTGATTGGAAGATGGACGACTCTGGATTCAAAATCGCCAACTTTGAGTTTGATAAGAAGAAACATGCTGACAATATGGCAATTAAACAGGCTGAAATGGAGATGGATAGGGAGAAGTTTATGCTTGAAATGTACACTAAGGGAGTTAAGAAAGACGCCAATGGTAATTTCGTATTAGATTCAAGCAGTCCATTCGCACCAGGAATAACTGCTATAGACAATGCCGAGGAACTTAAGACAGAGGAAAATGACCCTACTATTGATGTATATACTAATTTCAATAATTCATGGGCACAACTAGATGATGAAGGTAATGTACAAACATTTAGAGATGCAGCTAAGAAGGCAGGGATTAGTGAGATAGAAGGCTTTACTACGGGAGATATTAAGACTTTAATGAGAAAGATGGCAGATGCTGATGAATCTGTTTATAGTAAATTCTGGAACGCCATCCCAGATAACCTTAGAAATGTGATCGCAGGAGCAAAAGAGGCTAAAAAAGCCCGAGACCAACATCAGGAGGATATGAGAGAGACTTGGGAAGATGTAAGTCAATTAGCTTCAGGTATGGGCAAAGGTAAGTTTAAAGATAATAACTTCCAACTGTACTTAAATGACTATGGGTTAGATAAAGACGGCAATGTCATAAAGAAAGATGAAAAATATATTAAGTCAGGTACTTCTAAAGAAGATAGAGTACTTAGAGAGATAGGTATCTTAAATAACATGACTTACACAGGTAAAAACGGTCCAGGTGAAAGGGCAGCTATTAGAGCTAGACAGATTCATCTACTTAAAACTTTAGGACTGCACGGCCGTAAATTAGAAGAAGCTAAGAAGCAGTTGATACTTAAGTACGATAATAGTGTATCAGGATTCTTCCTTAATAATGATTTAGCTAGAGGAGTAAGAAACATAGCGAGCGATATTAATGAGTTCTTTGGAGGAGCAAGCTTTAGGGCAGGAAATGAGAAGTCATCTGCTGATGCAATAGTTAGAAATCGTAGGGATATATTTACTCCCAATTTTGACTTGGATGACTTAGCAGATGATGATGTAGGTAAGAGTACATTAAGAAGTATGGATGATTTCTATACCAGAGCTGAGGCCAACTATAAAAAGGCGGACGAAAGGGCAGCAAGTTATGTTAAAACTACTCTTAGAAGAAGTTTAAGTATTGATACCTCTCTTAAGGAGAACCAGGCATTAGAATCATACTTTAAATCATATGTTCCAGACGGCATGACCTTTAATAAAGAAAATAATGTCAAATTAACTATGTCTCCAGATAAACAGTCAGTAGAATTGGCACTACCTGTTAAAAATGGTAAAGAATTATCTACTCATACTACTACTATAAATGTAAATACTCTGCCTCCACAGTTATCTAGTTTGATTATGAATGGTAACGGAGGTATTTATGATGCTAATAGTAGTTCAGCTTTAAAATTCCATTCTAATTATAGTCTTCCTAGAAACAATGCCGAGGTAATAGAGAGGGCGAAGAAGAGTGGAGATTCAGAAGAAGTTCTTGCCACTATGGACGCATTAGATAGAGGAGGAATACCAACCTATGACACAATGATAAAGACTCTTAAAATGTCATT